CTTGTAATATGCCCTTCATCTAGCATTTGTAGTAAGATGTTTGAAACATCTTGGTGTGCTTTTTCAATTTCATCAAATAAAATAATTGAATACGGATCTTTACTCAAGTCCGATATAAGTTTACCGCCACCTAGTGTGCCATCTTCATATCCAACATATCCTGGAGGAGCACCAATTAGTGTACTGACTGTGTGGCGTTCTTGATATTCTGACATATCATAACGTAATAGTTCCATATCTAAATGTTCTGATAACAATTTAGCAAGTTCTGTTTTACCAACACCTGTTGGTCCTAAGAATAAGAAACTTGCCACAGGCTTTTTATCATTGCCAATGCCACTAAAGTTTACATAAACTCTGTCTAGTACTTCATCAACTGCTGAGTCTTGTCCATATAATCTATCTTTTACGTTCGCTTCCAGAGATTCTAACAGTTTATTATTAGAATTAGTCAAACGATCCAATGGTATATCGGTTAACTTGTGTACTTGTTCGTATATTTTTGCTTCTGTAATTAACGCACCTTCGTTGCTCTTAGCACGTTGTCTGGCACAAGCACTGTCTAACAAATCAATACACTTGTCTGGATTCTTTCTGTCGTGTATATAACGTTTACTTAATTTAATTGCTGATGTAATTGCAGATGGATCTACTATTACTTTGTGGAATTGCTCTAAACGTTTGGCAACACCGTTTAAGATCTTCTCATTTGTTTCATCATCAGGCTCATCAATGTTTAACACATAGAAACGTCTCATCAATGCTCTGTCTTGTTCAAATGTTTCGTAAAACTCTTCCCAAGTTGTAGAAGCAACTACTTTTAATGTGCCACGTGTGATTGCTGGCTTAAGCATATTAGCAAAGTCAATGTTACCTCCACTGACATTACCGGCACCTGCCATTGTGTGTGCTTCGTCGATAAACAAGATTGCTTTTTTAATTGATTCTAATGATTTAATAATCTTTTTAAACTTTTCTTCAAACTCGCCTCTGTATTTTGATCCAGCAACAATGTCAGAGATATCCAAACTCCACACTTGATGTCCTTGTAGGAAATCAGGAACTTGTTCGCTTTCGATAAGTTGTGCCAGTCCTTCTGCAATAGCAGTTTTACCTACACCTGGATCACCTACCATTAAAACGTTAGATTTGAATTTCTTAGCAAGAATATCAATTGAATCTTTAATTTCGTCACTGCGTCCAATCAAAGGTTCTAACTCATCTTTACGTGCTAGTTCGTTTAAGTTAGTACAAAACTCTTCCAGTTGTTCTACTGCTTGTTCGTCTGTTAACTTAACATCTGATTCTTTGTAATGTTCATTCCAGAAGTCTGTGAATTTAGTCTTATCTATTCCAAACTTTAAAATGTAGTAAGATGCATGACTGTGTGTTTCTGATGTTATGCTTAAGAATAAGTCAATAGTAGTAACATAACGTCTACCCGTAAACAATACTTGTGTTACAGATCTATTAAACACACGTTCTATAGCATTTGTCTTTTTGGGTGCGTTTTTAGATAGTTGAGGATTTTGTATTCTATCTAAATAACTGTGTAAATCTTTTACAAGGTTTTCAACATCAACCCCATATTTTGCCAGACACTTACTGAATGGGTCATAGAGAACTAAACTCAAAAACAAATGTTCTATTAAAACATATTCATGTTTTTTCTTTTTTGCCAACGAAATGGCATAGTCTGTTATTTGTTCAATTTCTGGATTGTTTTGCATATTAACCTTAAATTATTGTGTGTGTTTATTATATTGAAATAAGTTATTAAATATTTAGCGAAGTTACCTTTTTATTCAATACTTTTTGCCAAAATATCACTTATCAAAAAATCTGTGTTTATTTGTTTAAAATCAGTAACCTTATAGTTCCATTCTGTTGGATCTAAGAATAAATCTTGTGTATCTTGAAATCTGCACTCCGTAATTGTGTTCATCCAAACTATGTAATCGGGTCTAAATATTTGTATGGACTCCGGAATTGGTGCAATAAAATCACATACCACAAAATCATCATTTGTGTTTTCGGCTATATCACGAAATCTATGTGCTTGTCTCAATCTACCTGTGATGCTAAAATCCCAATCTTCATATGCTTCGCGAACTTCATCGGCATTAATTCTTTTGATAGAATAGTTCTGCTTTTGTAATTCTTCAGTTACAGTGTTTGCTAATGTAGTTTTACCCGATCCAGGTAAACCCATTATTAATACTTTGAATGCCATAATTGGGTATGTTGCTGTTTGATACTATTTACTGTATACAAACAGCAACAAGAAATTCCTTATGCATCTTGGTTATAGTTAACTTTTACCGCGACCTTAAACGTTCTTTTCGTATCAAAGGCGTACCGACTTGCTCTATTTTTGGAAGTCTTTTCGTCTTGCCTAGTACTACTTAACTGTATTAAGATTAGTTTTATTGTTAAACTTAACTAATGCCTCCAAGGCTTGTATTAGTATTTACACATTTACTTGCCTTAAACGTCGATTTTTAGTTCAATTTTGTTTAATTTTGCCTTTGTTTCAGACCAACCATTTAGTACATTTTCATACATTTTGAACACTGCTTCGTGATTATGTTCAAGAATATCTCTTTGTTTGGTTATCCAGTTGTCTAAATCATGTGGACTCATATTAGCAATATATCTTAATTCTTCGCAGATTGCTACAATCTTATCTTCTTCATTGCTAATATTGTTTATGTCGTTTGTAAAATTTTTTGTAGGTATAAAACCTAATTTTTCCATTTGTTTTTGACTATCTTTTGGATATATGTGTATAGTTGGTTTTTTAAACAAATAACCATAAAAAGATTTTTCAGTTAAATGTCCTCCTATACTAAAAGGTTTGTTTTCTAACCCTATATATAGTTTTGCAGAATTTAAATGTTTATACATAAAATCTAAATTATCTTTGTGAAAATATCTATATTCTATTCCATTTCCATCATTGATTATTTTTTCTTCAATAGAATTATATGCTTCCACTAATGTGCGATCTTTAGATACTAAAATGCTTTTTTTAATCGTGTAGTTACAATATTTTAGTAAATCTTGTTTCTTTAAATGTGCATACAGTAAATGTCTTTGTTTATGTAGGCAATCTCTGCTATTTCCTAGTGTTATGCTAAAGATATTATTAATGTTATTGTTTTCTTTACGCACATCATGTACTATAGTTTTTCTTAAATTATAAAAACCTTGTGTAATATCATCCGTTAGTGAATTATTATTATTTCTCCATCCGTGTATGAATTCCTTTGCTGTTTTTGGCAGACTTGGTGTGAATAGCAATTCTTCTTCTGGAGTTGGAAAATTTATATGAAATATATTTTCGTAATCCAGAAACTTATCGGGTAAGTTATGTTCTGTTAATATAATAAATTTATTATCCTTGTGTTGTACTAGTATGTCTAACTGCTTGTAAAGATATTCAAATTCTATGAAATCATATAATACTATTACATTTGTTTTCTTGGCGTAATCAATATTCTCGTGCCAATCCGGTGCATTGGCATAGTCGTACAGATCTGCATTAGGTATACAAAGTTTTGCTATTTCCGGCATAGAAAATTATTTAGTGTCTAATGTGACTATTAAATAATTCCTGCTTGTGATTGGATAGTTTGTATGTCTCTATCCTTTTTGTTGTATATTGCTTTGGTTTTAATACCAGCCGCCTCACGCATCATATTGAGATCTGCTTCTTTAGCAATTCGATAATCTTGTGGACTTAAAAGTAGTCTTTCTCTTAAATATTCTACGTCAAAATCCATTTCGCTGTCATTGTAACTACAAATCCAAGATTGTGGATCGTGTTCAGTCAATGTTTCTAAATCGCCAATTAGTTCAGCAATGTTTTCAGGAACATTAGATCTACGTTTCATTTCAACATAAACAAGATATCTATTAGGACTAACCTCACCAGGAGAACGATCTGCATCTAACACAAAGTCATACCCTTTCTCAAACCATTCAACTAAATCGTCTGCTACTTTGCTGTTACGTGTATAAAAACTAACAGTGACAATGTCATCATCGTCTCCCATTTTAGATACAAATTCGTCAATGTGTACAGTTGGTTTAATTAATCCAACCATATCTTTGTGTTCTAAACCTTCTTGTAGTTTTTTCATTATGCTTCTTGTTTTGTTTCTTCTTGATCTAAGTCTTCTTCATAAGCAAGGTTAAGTTCGTCTAGATCAATGTCTTGTCCCTCTAGTTCACTTGCCGCTTGTTGAATATCACTTAGTAATGCTTTTGGCATAGTAATTTCTACTAACCAAATAGGTTTTTTAATTAGTTTTGGCTTTTTAGTTCCCGGCCTAAAGTCATCATATGATTCAACTTTCTTGGGAATTTCCAATTCAGATTTAACGTATTTAACAGTACAATCAAATGGAAGTAAACGTTTAGCACCACGTGGATCAGGCATATTGTCTGCTAACCACATAAATGTACATTTAACTAAGTATCTATTTACAGTTGGGCCTTCGACTAACTCACCAATGTCCCAATTTTTAAATGCGTAAATATCAACCTCATCTAATACACGTTCGAAGTCAAGTAGTATATTAACACTACCGTCACTCATGTATAGATCTTTGATTGTTTTAGCAACTCCGTAGTAATCGACGTTGCTATCTAAAAAATTCTTTGCCATGCTGTTATTTATGCAATAACAGTGTTTACTCAAAATGTTCAGTTAACTCAATTAGCGTAGCGGCAAGATTAATTTCAGGAATAGCGACCAGTGTGTGGTTAACTAATCCATCACGTATATAAGTAACAGCACGATCCATTTCTTCTTCAGTATTAGCAAATAACTCTAAATTGTCGTACATCCATTTATACATATCTTCAATTTCGTCATCGCGAATGTTATCAATGATTATTCCTCTTGCTTCTTTGATTTTGCCTTGTTTAAATAGGTCAACTGCTTGTAGTTTAAAGTCTGCACTGCTACCTTCGTCGCCTTTTGGCAATGATAATTTACCATCTACTACATTCATTTGACAGTTGTTTAAACATTTACGTAAGTCAGGGTATGTTGCTTTGACATATGTGTCTAGTGTTTCTAATTCAAAATCAACATTTTCTTCTGCTAATACCACAGCCATACGTGCCGTAAACTCGTGTTCGTCTATTTTTTCAATATGAAACCCTTGACATCTACTATGTAGTGCTGGAATAATTTTGTTTGGATAGTTACAAGTTAATATAAAACGGGCACTTGAAGCATATGTTTCCATAACTCCACGCAACGCCGCTTGTCCGTTAGGCGACATATAGTCCGCCTCATCTAACAAAACAACTTTAAACTCACCGAACGGCATAGTGGAAACAAAACCAGTAATTTTGTCTCTGATAGTGTCTACAGAGTTTTCGCGACTAGCATTAATTTCAAGTACATCGAATTCATTGACACCTACATTTTTGATTAGTAATTTTGCTAATGTAGTTTTACCTATACCTGCTGATCCACTGAACAGCAAGTGTGGAATCATTTTATCTTTAATCCACTTTTGTACTTGTGCTTTTTGATCAGCATCCCTAAACACATAGCCATCTACTGTTGAAGGTCTATATTTTTCTGTCCAAAGTTCTTTCATGCAAATATTATAACAATATCAAAGACCGAATAATTCTCGTATTCTACCAATAATAGATTTAGGTTGTTTTGCATCTGATTTTTTATTAGTAACCTTGTTTTTCTTAGCAGATGTTTTTTTCTTTTCTGCTTTCTTTATCTCAGCGATTAGAGTATTTTTATTTTTTCTTCTATCTAACTCTATACCCAATGTTCTGCCGTATTCTTCTAATTCTTTTTTTGTTAGTTTATTATATTGCATTATTCCTCCTTGAGTATTTTCATTACAATCTCTTGTTCCCACTTTTCTTCACCTGAGAATTCAGGACACGCTTCTATAAGTTTGTTTAATTCGTAACGAATCATTACAAGATCTCTTTTACAGTCGGCACTTACCCAACCATCGTTGTAAGGTGTAGATGCTTCTACTTGTATCATTCGTAGTAATTGTACTATTGATTCTACTCTGTCTTTCAATGTTTTTTCCTGGAGACTATTCCAATCAGTTAGCACCGAAATCTTCTGCTCTAACTTTATCTGGACTATAGTCTTGTTCGTGTCCTAGACGTATATCATTTGGTTTTTCACTAGACACCATTAGTATTTCATTTACATCAATTTTACGGATTTCGTTTTTGTTTCCGTCATCGTCTTCTAATATTACACCACGTGACCAACGACCATGTGATACTAGAATCCAATCATCGACTTGATATTCTTCTTTGTTTTCTGGACCTTTAG